ACAAACCTATGAAAAAGTAATGGCTGGATTAGTGCTAGGTTTATTGTCTATTATTATTACAGAATTATATTTTATCTTTACAAATCGGTATACTGATTATTTAAAAAATAGTATAGACTATGTAGTACTTTTATTGTTTTCTGTTTTTTTGTTGTACGATACAAGCCGTTTATATCATTACGCGTCTGTATGCGTAAAATACCCACATTATCCGTTATTCTCGATGACTTTATTTTTAGATTTACTGAATATATTTTCAAGATTGTTAAGTACCGAGTAATTTTTAAATACTATACTATTGTAATGTATACCGCAGTTCTAGTAGAACCACGCAAACACAAGGCATTAGATATAGTGTTATCTAATTTTAATCGTAATTTAAATGAACATTGGACGTTTTTAATATACCATAGCGTTTTAAATGAATCCTTTATGATTGACCTACTACAAAAACATAAAATGTATTCTCGGTGTAAACGCGTAATATTAGAGAAAGATAATTTATCTATAAACGAATACAATCAGTTGTTGTATTCGGAGAAATTTTATGAACCCATAGAGACAGATATGTTTTTAATATTTCAAACGGATGCTTTGATATCCAATACATATAAAGAGTATGTGTATAAGTTTTTACATTACGATTATGTTGGAGCACCCTGGAAAGCGACGAATCAAGTAGGCAATGGAGGTCTTTCGCTTAGAAAAAAGTCAAAAATGCTTGAACTATTAAAAAAGGGGGGTTATAAGAAAGAGACAGGAGAATATTATTATGAAGATAAATTTTTTACAAATACTATCCCAAATAACATCGTCTTTGAATTAAATTTACCTAACGTAGAAGAAGCGAAACAATTTAGTGTGGAAACCTTATTTTCAGACAAATCGTTTGGGCTACATAAACCATGGGATTATTTGACCACGAAAGAATTAGACGCCTTGAGTCTACATTTTCCGGAATTGAAAGAGTTAATCGCCTTACATAGGAGTTTATAAATATATGAAAACATATTTATAAATGAGAATAAACGTTTAGTTGCTGTATGCGAGACCACCCATACCAGACATAATTCTTAGTACGTTGTAATTGCGAGCATACACGCGGACCTTTGCCGTGTTGGTGCCTTCCACCGTGGCGTTCGAGAGTACCAATTGGAGGGTGGCGTTGTCAATGCGACTGAAGTTGCAAGTGCCCGAGGGTTGGTGCTCTTCCGGACGAAGGGCGAACGAATAAACATTGATACCGGTGTCGGGGTAGCGGGTGTGGTGCTGGAACGGCTGGACTTGGTCGAAGTAAGTGCCTTCGCGCTCCGAGAAGCGGTCTTGACCATTAAGCTGGAGCTTGGCAGTAACCACCGGGTTTTCGCCCCAGCAGTGCATGTTGAGGGACGTCTCGGCAAGAACGAAGGTGCCGGCATCCGATACACCCGAACCGGTGACCGTTCCGCCGCCAAGAGCCCAGTCTGCGGTGGCATCGTTGCCGAGCGACCACGCCGCGTCGCTGGTCTGGGGCGCCTCCGCCTGTTGGAGCAAGCCGCCGCTGATGAACGCATCGCCACCTTCCAACGCCGCATCCGAACCGAATGCCTTGATGGAGTTGGGTAGAGCATCAATGGCGTCGGTGTAATTGAATGGCTGAGCACCAAGAGCCTTGAACAAGGTAGTGTCGCCTTGGGTGCCGGCGCAATAATCTACGTTGCAATCCGGTTGTACCACCCAGATGAGTTCCTTACACGGGTGGTTAAAGTTAAGGCGGATCTTATTGGACGAAGAACCGACCGACTCCGAACCAGTGAATTGGAGCTGTTCGATGAGGTATTCCGACGGGTTTTGCGCCATACGCCGGCGTTCGTCCGTGTCAAGGTAAATGTAGTCTACGTAAAGAGACGCCGACACCAGCGATTGGGCGTACGCGGCGGTGACTTTTACATCCGACGAAGAAGAAGGCGATAGCGAGCTTACCGCCCACAAGCACTCGTCGATCGCGCGCAAATCGAGGTTAATTTTGACTTCGTGGTATTGTAGGGCAATAAGGGGGAGAGCAAGACCGGGGTTGCAGCAGAACCAGAATTGAAGAGGGATGTAAAGGGTGGTTTCTGGCAGAGCATTGCGGGGGGCGCACACTTGTCTCGGGGCGCTGGAGTCGCAAGGACCATCCACGTCGGCGAACGAGGGGTCAGTCATAAAGGTTAACTGGGTGGTCTGACCGACCATCTTGTTGTAACCGGCTTCTTGGTTCTTGTCAAGGGTCAATTGGCACCAAATCTGCATCCAGTCGCCGTAGTGCTTGTCGATGCGCTGACCGCCAATTTCTACTTCTACTTGCTCAATCAATTGGTGTCCGGGGTAATCTAACCAACGGGCGTACACGGGACCAGTGGAGAGATTTTGATTGATTTCTGGAAGAGTGACCTGTAAGTAAGTGCGGTAAGCAAGATCGCCGTTTCTGGAAATCGTGCAGTTTACGCGCCGACCGAAATCGGCTTGACCATTGAAGGTCTGCTCAATCGACTCCATGGCGAAATTACTGTGTCTGCGGTAAGTCACTTTCCAGAAGGTGATTTGAGGGTTGCCCGTAAGATATACATCTTGCGCGCCATAAGCTACTAATTGCATAAGTCCACCACCCATTCTATAATCTAACAAAAGAAAAAAAAATAAGAAATCTATTTAATTAAATTTTGCCGGAGAAATATTTTTAAAAAGAGCGGACTATGAAAATTGTAGACTTTATGTTTATTTTTTTTGAATACGTAGCAGTTTTTATTTTTTTTATGAACTCTCCAACCACGCATAATAGCGTTTAAAATAAATTTCTTTTTTAAATAATCCATACTATAGGATTATATTGTTATTATATAATATAAACTATTTAAATGATTAAAGAACACTATATAATAGAATGATGAAAGAACTCACCATAGATAATTTATATACAAATTATCTAAATGACATAAACCAAGCCGAATATAAAATATTAAACAGTTGCGAAAAGGACGAACAAAAATTAAATTACTTAAAGAAAAAGAAAAAGGATTATTTGTTAAACAATTCGAATGATTTATTTAATTATTTTGAATGTAAGCAGAAAATAGAGATAAATCAAAACCCTAAAAAGATGATCCAGCGGTTTTTCAATCAACACGAAGACGATAGTATAAATATTCTAAATAAAAGTATCCAAAATTATATTAAAAAAAATAATTTTAGTAGTATGAATATAAGTGATTTTATGTACGACAATACGATTTGTAGCAAATGTTCCAAAGGAGAAATGATTAAAATTGTTTCAGAAGGCATTTTACTGTGTAATAATTGTTTTAACAACGAAACATTTTTCGTAGAAAACGATAAACCTTCTTACAAAGAACCTCCTAAAGAAATATCCTTTTACGCGTATAAAAGGATCAATCATTTCAGAGAAATTTTGTCTCAATTTCAAGCCAAAGAGACCACCGATATACACGGAGATATCATCGCTCAAATAGAAATGCAAGTCAAAAAGGAGCGCGTAGAATTAAGCGAATTGACCAATAAAAAAACCAAAGAAATATTAAAGAAGTTAGGGTATAATAAATATTATGAACATATTCCTTTTATAAAAGACCGATTAGGTATAAAGCCGCCTGTGATGAGTCCTAAACTAGAAGAAACGTTGTGTAATTTATTTATGGATATTCAAATCCCTTATTCTAAATATTGTCCTAATGATAGAGTTAATTTTTTAAATTATTATTATACCCTTTATAAATTATGTGAACTATTGGGTGAAACCAGTTATCTCATACATTTCCCCATGTTAAAAGAACAAAAAAAAGTCGAACAAGACGAAATATGGAAACATATATGTCGCGACCTAGATTGGGAATTCATTTCGACTTTATAAACCGCCTGGGAATCCGACCAGATTCGCACCAATACCGAAGCCGGCGCCGGTGCGGGCGTTTAGTCCCATGGTGGGCAAGTAGGTGTCCAATACACTAAACGTGGCAGCAGCCACCAAAGCAATCAAGACGATCTCGTCCAATTTTAAACTTTGTTTTGGTATGGCGTACGCAGCAATAGATACCATCAAGCCTTCCACTAAATATTTAATCACGCGCTTTAACAATTCTCTAAAGTTCAGCATTATATATTTAATAAATATAATATATAAAGGAATTATTTATTCTATAC